TGAGCGTCAAATGAATCATCAACTTAAATTTAAACTTGGTATTGCCAAGCTCATGCAACAAGCAGAGCTAGAACAAGCCAAGATTACAGAGCTACAAGCTAAAGCAGTACTAGAACTTGAACAGGCTGATGGAGTCAAGTCTGGTCATGCTATAGCTATGTTAGAAGCCCAAATCGGTGCTAAGAGAGCACACGTAGATGGGATTATTAAGTCAATAGAGATGATGCAAAACCTAGAGAAAGAGGCAAACAATGACGGAGCAGGAATTCAAGGAATGGAAGACGTACCACGTAACTGAGGAGTTCTTTACCTTTCTAAAGAAGGCTAAAATTGAAACCCAAGAGGCGTGGGCGAATCGACAGTTTACAACTGACGGGGAAAATCAATTTGCATTGGGTGGGGTATATTCCATCAATCAAATCCTTGATTTGACTTATGAAGATATTACGGGGGTCTAATGAATACATCAGGATGGAAACCCACGGGACACCGTGTCCTAGTCAAGGTCACTAAAATTGAAGAAATTACTCAAGGCGGCATTATTATTCCCAAAGAAGTCACTAAGCGAGAACAGCTTGGTCAAGATGGTGGAATCGTCGTCGAGGTTGGGAATACTGCTTATTCCGACCAAGAATCCCCTTGGTGTGAAGTCGGTGACTACGTCAAGTTTGGACGTTACGCTGGTCAGCTTATCACGCCAGACGAATCCGAAGACGGAATAGAATACCGTGTATTGAATGACCTAGATATATGTCTTACCAAATTAGGAGATAGCAAATGAGTGAAGAACTAAACCAAGTAGTACCAGAATCGTTAGATGGTTCGGCTACACAAGAAGCCCAAACAGAAGGTACTGAAGTAGAGGTATCAGAAGTTGATGAAGAGACCTTAGCCGAGGCAAAGCGTCAAGGTTGGGTACCACAATCAGACTATAACGGCCCAGAAGACCGTTGGGTTGACGCAGATACCTTTGTAAAGAAAGGTAAAGAGATTAATGCTCTGTTGCGTAAAGACAACGAATTCCTAAAGCGTGAAGTATCTGAAATGAAAACCACAATGATGGAATTCAAGAAGTTTCATGCCGATACTGAAAAACGGGCTTATGACCGTGCGATGCTAGACCTTCGTGACCAAAAGAAGGAAGCTATCAATACAGGCGACGGAGATAAGGTTCTTCAGATTGATGACGCTATTGATGAACTCAAACAGGCTCGTGCGATTGAAAAAGTAGACGTACGCCCATCAAACCAACCAGACCCTACCTTTGTTCAATGGAATGAAGATAATCCTTGGTTTGGTAAAGACACAGAATTGACTGAAGAAGCTAACCTAATTGGTGAAGTCATCAAGCGTAAGCAGCCAACCCTTATCGGTGAAGCGTTCCTTGACGAAGTTACCAAGCGTGTTAAGAAGGCATATCCTGAAAAATTCACCAATACTAACCGTGCTCGTCCATCTCCAGTAGAGGGAACTACAGCACCTAAGTCTAATCAAAAGGGTGGTAAAGGATATAACGACCTTCCTCCAGAAGCTAAACAGGCGTGTCAGAAGTTTGAGAAGCAAGGTTTAATTACGAGAGAAGCCTATTTAAAAGAATATTTTGGTGAATAACCATTGTATTTATAGTAAAATCACTTAAAATAAGTTAGGAGTATTATAATGCCAAGAGTAAGCAAAAAAGAAAGTAGTCCTGAAACATTAGTTCGGTCTGAAGCTGACCGTGATACCGATAAAGTTCGTTCACAGGCAAAACGCCCAAGACGCAATTCGATTGGTGTTCCAAGACTGACTTTGGCTGTAAAGTTTGAAATTCCTGGTCATCACCTTTGCTGGATGAATGACGATGGAAATGTAGAATCAGCAGTAGATAGCGGATATGAGTTTGTCACAAAAGGTGAGACAGAGTTAGAGGATGGTGTATCACCATCAAACGTCGACATGGGTGACAAAATCAAACAAAAGGTAGGAACTACACAGCAAGGCGATGTTCTTTATGCGTACTTGATGAAGATTAAAAATGAATGGCACGAGGAAGATATGGCCAGCATTGAATCTCAAAATAAACAAGTCGAAGATGCGATTGCTAGTGGAAATATTAATGGAGCCGTTGGTCAAGATGGGCGTTACAACGCTGGCATCTCGATTAAGCGGAGCTAAACTTAATTTAATACGGAGTTTTTGATGGCTAACTTAAATGCACCATTCGGGTTTTCACCCGTGATTTATGGTACAAGTGGCAACAACAACCAACAACAACGTGTTTACTATATCCCATCGACTGATACCTCTGCGTATTACATCGGTGACACAGTAAAGACGATTGATGGTTCTGATGCCAATGGTACCCCTGCAATTGCAAAATGCGCTACTGGCGACACACCTCGTGGTGTTGTAACAAGCATTTTGATTAACAACCCTAACAACCCTTCTATTCAGGGTACTAACCTAGACTTGACGACTACTAGCGTTCCTGCTTCTAAGTCACAAGCCTACTATATGCTCATTAACGATGACCCAGACCAAGTCTATTGCATCCAAGGTGACAGCACTACTTTTGTAACAACTGATATGAATAAGAACGCAACCTACACTGTAGCTGCTCCTTCATTGTCAAATCAGATGTCTGCAACTGTATTAACAGGTACCACCACATCTTCTACAGCAGTATTGAAGATTGTTGGAATTGAACCAATCCCAGGTAACATCTTGGGGCCTTATGTACGCTTCTTTGTGTTGTTCAACAATTCAGAGATGTTACGTCCATCTGCTGGCATTTAATTAGGAGAATAAAAAATGGCTGGTATTATTACAACTGGTTCGTTTCCAAAAGCACTGTGGCCTGGTATCAAGGCTTGGTGGGGTCGTTCATACAATGAACATCCTATCGAATACACAGACTTGTTCGACACGACCACATCTGACAAAAACTATGAAGAGTACGTCCAAGCTACTGGCTTCGGTCTAGCTCCTCAGAAACCACAAGGTCAAGGAGTTGTTTATGACTCAGAGACTCAAGGTTTCGTAACTCGTTTAACCAACGTTGCATACGGCTTGGGCTACATTGTTACCCAAGAAGAACTTGCTGACAACCTCTATGAAGTTGTTTCCAAGCGTCGTGCTGCCGCTAACGCCTTCTCTATGCGTCAAACCAAAGAGAACGTTGCTGCTAACGTATACAACAATGCTTTCTCCAACAGCTATGCTGGTGGCGACGGTGTATCACTGTTGAACGCTTCACATCCTAACACCTCTGGTGGTACATTCAGCAACTTGTTAACCACTGCGGCTAACTTGTCTGAAGCAGCTATCGAGAACTTGATTATTCAACAAATGCTTGCATTGAATGACCGTGGACTACGCATCAACTTGATGCCACGTTCTATCATCGTTCACCCAAGCAACTGGTTTGAAGCTAATCGTATCTTGAAATCTGTGTATTCATACAACACTGGTGCTAATCCTCCTGGTACTGCAAGTAACGCTGTAAACGTATTACACGCTACTAATGCACTTCCAGAAGGTATCAAGATGAATCATTACCTCACAAGTACTAAAGCATGGTTTATCCGTGCATCAGTACCTATGAACACAGGTATGATTCACCAAGAACGTCAAGCAATCACGTTTGACCAAGACAATGACTTTGATACGATGAATGCTAAAGCTAAATCGTACGAACGTTATGCGTTTGGTTGGGGCGACCCACGTGCATTGTGGGGCACACCTGGAGTTTAATTAACTCGCACGTGAGCGATTCCCCCTAGTTCTCAAAAGGTTCTAGGGGGTTTTTTCTCTAACTTAAAGGAAAAAATTATGCCTAATAAAAAATTACGTGATGGTCAGCCTATTGGTATGGGTATGACTGCTCCAGTTCAAAAGCCTACTAAAGACAAGGCAAAGAATCCAACACAGCCTACTAAAGCCAAGAAGCCTAAAGGTGGGTACTAATCATGGGTACTCATATTCTTCCATTTCAAATTCTTAATGATGGATATAGAAACACAACATTAAAAATTGCAGGATATGTTAACGGTTCAGATATTACCAACTACACAGTTCTTGACCCAAGCACATTAAGTCAAATTGATGCACAAGGAACATTGGCAAAAACAGTTCGTGTCAAACGTATCAATTTTGACATCCAAGATGGAATTCAAGCTACTTTAAACTGGGATGGTGCTACACCTCAACTATTGTGGGAATGTACTGGTCGTGGAGAGATTAAAGCTGGCCCATTTGGTGGTATTACTGATAACGCAACAACGCCTAATGGCAATATTACTTTGACGACTTTAGGTGGTGCAACAACTACCTTAAATACATCATTTGTAATTGTTTTAGAAATTATCAAAGATTAATATGCAAGTAGCAAACGTTAACGCTAAAGAGATAGAACTAATTGCTACCATTATCCGTGCAGACGGA